TCCCTCTGGTAGTTTAGGTTTTGCTACAGGAACGTCTGCAATAACTGGAACTTCAGGGGCAGCAACCTTTGAAGTAGCGGTATAGGAATCTAAAAATTCTGATATATCAATACGACCCATATCTTCTGGAACTATTTTAGGGGCTAGTTTAACTGGAGTATACCTTACTGGCATTTTTAAGCCAACTTCATTAACAATGTCCCCTAAAACTCCAGTGTATTTGCTATCTAAAAATGCTTTCCAAATTTCGGAATCTGGTTTAACCCCTCCTGGATACATTCCAAATTCCTTTTGGAAATCATATCCCTTTATAAGACCTTTTCCACTAGATGCTTTTATTAAGCTAAGTAATGATAGCTTATATACATTTTCACCTGCACTTTCAAATGTTTCTTTTGTTCCTAAATAGTTTAATCTACCCATTGAATCTGCTTTTCCAGACTTCCAACCCATGGGATCTAAAGTTTTCCCTGCTAAATTATCTGACCAGGATGCGTGTGTTGCATTCTTTAATAATTTAAAAGTTGCTAATTTTCCTATTCCTGCTTTACCTGTAGGTGTTTCTGGAACAACTTTTGAAGCAACAGCTGCAGCAGCAGGTTGATTTAATTTGGCTGATAGCTTAGTAAACATATCAATGCCCAAATCTTTTTCAACAAACTTTTTTACACCTTGAGGAATTACTTTGGCTGCAGCGTTTACTACTGGTTTTGCTAATTTTGCAATTGGAATAGGAATAACGGATGATCCAGCAATTAGGTTATCTCCAACACTAGACTTCATTTCTTGACCTGTAAGTCTAGCAATCGTCATTGCTAGAGGGGCCACTGGCGATGGGCCACCATATTTCACTAAGTCTTGGATAGTCTTACCAATTGATGGTAGGCCAAAGAAGTTTGCTGTCTGCTCCCAATTTTCTTTTTTAAAGATTTCTTTCCATCCCGAAGGATTTCCGTCTCTAGTTAATCCAGGACCATGCTGGTATCTGCCGTTACCTGTAGTCTGTCCAGATGTTGTATAACCACCTGGTGGAGTTGAAGAAGCACCGTATTTATGTTTATGACCTACTGGACCGCCCTTGTGTAAATATCCTTCATTTAATGCACTAAGCATATTCATGCCATATTTATCTACCGCTGCTTTTCTGACAACAAATTCACCTGGAGTTAACATTGCTGGAACTGTATCAGTTCCCTTGCTAAATCCTCCAGCAGCAAACATCTCAGGAATTAGTCCGCCATAATTATAATATCCCATTCCCTTTAATATTGCTGCTATTGTTTCAGGGTTCATTCCTTTAAGCTGAGGGTTTAAGAAAAGTCCTTCTGTGTAAGTTCCTTTAGGTCCAATTGTTCCAGGGTTTGGAGTTGGAGTTGGAGTTGGAGTTATAACGTTAGCGTTTGCTTCTAGCATACCTTCAGGGCTAAGAGCATATGCTTTTCTTGCTTCATTTAATTTTGCTCTTAATCCACTAATTATTGTGCTAGATTCTTGATTTTCAATAGCATTTGCTAATGCTTCTTCTGCTGCCGTTACTTTGGCTTTGGCTGCTGCTATTCTATCTGCTAATATTTTCTTATCAGCTTTTTCTCTATCTTCTAATTCTTTCTTTTCAGCTGCTAACTTTGCAGCATCAGCATCGGTTTGTTTTTTTATAGCATCAGCATAAAGAGCTGCAAGTTCTTTTGCTGCAGTTTTAGCAAGTCCTAGTTGTTTAGTAAAATCTAATGCTGCTGCTTCTGCTGCTTTTAACCCAGCTTCTATTTTTGCAAACTCAGCCTTCATTGCTTCAGTAGCAGCGGCTATTTCTGCATCTTTAGCTTTTCTAAGAGCGTCTGCTTTTGCTTGAGCTGCTGCTAATGCATCTTGTGCCGTTTTTAAATTATCTTCTGCTTTTTTAAGATCTGCATTTAAACCAATCATCTCATTTTTATGATCTGTTTGTGCTTTCTTGATTGCTGCTTCTCTTGCATCTTGTTTTTCTTGAATCTTATCTTCTTGTGTATTTATTGCTGCTTGCTGAACAGCTATAGCAGCATTCTTTGCTTCTATCTGTGTTTGAATTGCATATAGACCGTTGTTAACAGTTTGTCTAGATAATTCTAAAGCATATATTTGATCTTCTTTGTCTTTAATTGCTTTAATATATGCAAGTCTACCTTCACTATTTTCAATATTATAAATTTTTTCTTGTTTCTCTGCAATGTCTTTTTCTAGCGCTGCTCGTCGTACTTGAATTTCATAAGAAGCTCTTTCAATTGCATACTGTCTTGCAGCAATCTGATCTCTAGTTAATCCAGAAGAAGATTTGACTGCTTCAAGTTCTGCTTCTTTTGCTTTTCCTAGCGTTCCTTGTTGTGATCCCAAAGATTTTGCTGCTTGAGTTGCTCTAATGTCTTGTACTGCAGCAGCTGCTGCTGAAATATCACCCTTACTTAAAGCATCTGCCAATCCAAGTTGTTGCTTTTGTTGTTCAACAATGTCTTGATTAAGCTCAGCAACTTTTGTTAGTGCGTCTTCTTGTACTTTATATTTATCGTTAATTGATTCAGCTATCTTATCCATTACCGCTAAGTCTTCACTTAGTTTAGAAGACTCATCTTGCATATCACTAAGTGGCAACTCAAAATCAATTGAGATTTTTCTTTGAATTCCTTCTATTTCTTTTTGTATTTTTTCAACAGCACGAGTATATTGCATTTCGATTGTTCTGTTATATGATGCAATTTCTTGTTGAAACATTTCAATCGGTCTATTAAATTGTTCTTGAATTCTAACCTGTGTATCTGCTACAAACTTTTCTGCTCCCTCTAAAGATAAAGCGTTAGTGTCAAGGCCTCCGAGAGAATCTCCAAATCCCATTGCTACACTAATCTTTGAATCCATCTTTATGTCTTTAGCATCTTGTATTTTCTTAATTTCAGTGTTAAGATCTTTAATTTTTTGAACAAACCCAGCTGTATCGGTAGTGTATGCATCTTCTATATCTTCTACTGCTTTATCATATAGTTTGTTCTGAGCATCAACCTTGTCTGAAGCTTTGTCAAATATTGTTTGTAATCCATCTTCAACTTTAGTAACAGCTCCAGTAGCTGGGTCTATTGTAATCTTATCGTCAATTGTTGCTTGAATTTCATCAACGGCTTTATCTGCGCCTGCAATAATTGGGTCCCATTTAATTGCTATTCCTGCTTCAGTTGCTGCAATTATTTTTTGCATATTAGACATTGCTCGATCAAATATGGATTGAACACTGCCAGCAATTTCTTCTATAGATCTTTTTAGATCAGAAATGTTTGCATTTACTTTGACCGTAGTTTTAATATTTGATAATCCAAGCTCTATATCTTTTTTAAGTTTGTCAACTTCTGGGGCTGCTGTTTTAGGATCTAGCATTTTCTTTACAGTATTAAGTAATGTTGGGCTATCTCCTATTATTTTTAGGTCTTCTGCTGAGTAGTTAAATTTTGTTCTTGCCTTAGATAAAGTATTAAGGTCTTCATTTGCTTTGTCTAATTCCTTTTGAGAATTATCAATAACTGATATTAATGCTCTATCTAAACCAAGAGTTTCATCTTTGGCTGCTTTTGCTGCAGCAGCCATTTCAAGCATCTTTTTCTTATCTATTTTTTTAGCATTAATAGCAACAGCTAGGTTAGCATCTGCTGTCATTTCAAGAGCAGTTGCAGTATCTACTCCTGCTGCTTTTAGTTTCTTAAATGCTGCATCTTGGGCTACACTATCTTGAACAACTCTAATTTGAGCATCATGATATTCTCCAACAACCTTTTCATTAAAGGCTGCTTTTAATGCTACGCCTTGTTCAGTTAATACAACCTTACCTTTTTTAACACGCATATAGATATCACGAGTTTTATTGTCCATGCTCTCAAGCATGCCTATGAATTCTCTATTAAATCCACCCTTTGTACCAGCCATTAATTGTTGAGATACTCCAGCAAATTTTGTTATACCCTTGCCAGAAACAATCTTCATTAAATATGATAGGCTTCCCTCAGCATCAATTGAGGCATCACGAACAAACTTAAGTTTCTTAAGCATTTCATCTAGTGTGGTATCTCTTGGTGGTGGGATGACTGGATCATTAAGATTGTCGTCAATAATTTTTGTAGGGTCTGGCTTATCATAACCTTTTCCAATAAGTTTTGAAATAGTTGTAAGTCCTGTACCAGCTTCTGCTTTAAACGTTGGATCATTTGAGGCTATTGTATAATTAACAACAAGGCTTTTATTTATTGTTTCTTTTCCTTCTGAAAGTTCTGCCCAGTTATCTTTAACACCTTTAAATACTAATGGGTCTGTTCCAGCAAGTTCTTGTACTAGTTTAAAGTCTAGTTTCTCTGGTAAGTCTTTAATTGATGCTATTGCTCTTGTAGCATTAATTATTTGTGTAACACCATTTGCTTTTAGATTTAATTTTATCCCATACGCTTGTTCCATATTTGCAATTGCTGCAACTGCTTCTATGTCAGTATCAAAAGATTCTTTATTTTTGTTTACATAATTAAATAAAATTTCTACAGTTTTTGCATCTGCACCAGTCTTAGCAAAAAGGTCCATCATAACAGCAGTGTCAGCAAACCCTTGTTCATTTATTGTAAAATTAATTACTCCTTCTAAGTTTTTATTTTCTGCAGAATACTCTAATATCTTTAATACTGTTGAGGCGCTTAGCTGTTTAGATGCAAAACCTAGCTGTATTGTCTTTTTAAATGGTGTATCTGAAAGCTCTGAAAGGTTATCTTTTGCTTGTCCTACAAATGCTTTAACTGCATCAGATGAATCTTTATATAAAACATCAATTGATGCATTAATTGCTTTTGTAAAATCATCAGAGCCTAGCCCAGATCCAAGGGTCTGTACTTGCTTAAGTGTTTCTGCATTTGCAATATTTAGTTCATCAACTTTTGCTTTTTTCTGATTTTGAAGGTCAATAACTTCTTTTTCTGTTTTTGCATTTTTAATCTTTATATCATATTCTTGTTTTACACCATCTAGCAATTGTTGATTTTGAGCTATTGCTTCTGCTCCAAGTTGAACAGCAGCTGCATCTAGTTTTGCATTTCTTGACTTAAATTCAGTTTCACCAAATGGTAGAACTCCTACTCCTGTAGCGCCAACTGCAATATCAATAGCCTTTTTCCAACCTGGCAAAGAATTCCAAACTGCCATGTCATTGGCACCAACTAATGCTTGTTCGAAAGCATCTTTGACATTGGTGTATGTGTCTGCTTTTATTTTTAAAGCTATCTCTAATGGATTTTCATATAAGTTTGATCCATCAGGTCCTAGAAGTTTAACAAGATTACCAGTAATTTTTGCTGGAATCTCATAACTACCAAGTTTTTGACCAAGAGCTGCTGCAATGCTTGCTGCTTGTTCTGTTGTTATAACGCCTTGAAGAACTGCCTGGCTAAGGCCTGTTGAAACATTTTTTGCAATTGCATCTGAGGTTAATCCAGATTTTGCAAGAATATCTATATCTCCTAATAAATTTTTTCCAAAATCACTTTCAAGAAGATTTTGTCCAACTGTTCTTTGTGCTTCTGTTGTTCCTGAAACAATGTTGTCTCTTCTTTTTGATGCCTCTTCTGAAGCACTAACGGTGTCAGTTATTACAGATAAAGACTGAAGTTTTTTAGAAGTCATAGACATAGCATTTGCTAAGCCAATTCCTTCTTTTCTAGCATCTTCAATCTGCTTATTCATCATTAGTACTGATACTCCTAATACCGCAATAGCTGCAACTGCTGCTACCCAAGGATTTGCAAGCATTGGAAGAAGTGCTACTATTCCTTGTATACCAAATACAAAAGGCATTGCGGCAGTTGCTATTTCTCCAAGCTTTCCACCTGAGAATGCAGCCATCATTGTTAAGCCAGCAACAGCACCAGATGCAATATTTGCTTTATGACCAAGGTCTTTAAATCTTCCAGTTGTATTTTTGAATTCAGTGTTTAATGCATCAAATTGTTTTTTAAACTCAGCATCTGAAAGTCCAGCTCCTGGCATAGTAATTTTCATTCCGCTTGTATTTGGCTTTAGCAAACCAGCCAATGCATCAGCTTGAGAAATTCTGGCATCAGCAAATCCAGGACGAACAGTCTTTACTCTTGGAGCTTTTTGACCCTTTTTACCTTTTTTAGCTTTTGAACCCTGAACAACTTCTTCATCTTTTTTAAGTGGTGGTGCTATTTTTGAATCTCCTGGATCTCCAGAAGAAGACTTAATGTTTGCAGGTCTAGACTCTGTTTGTGGTTTTCTTGTTTTTCCAGTTTTTACATTTTCAATTTCTTCATCTGGTTTAATTACAATAGATGTATGTCTTTTGTGTAATTCTCTCCAGTCAACTCCTTTAGCTTCCTCAATTCTTGTAAGCATATTTTCATAGTATGGTCTTTCTAGAGGATTTAAATTAAAATCTATTAAAGCTTGTTTTATTATGCCTTCTTGCCTGTTAAGTTCTGCAAGCATTTTGTCGTGGTAAACATCTGGAGTCATGCTCTTTGCAATGTCAACAGTTGCATTTCCAAACCATTGTGGAGATCTTGCAGCATTTGGACCTGAAACTCCACCCAAATTCTTTTCTGCTATTTCTTTTATTGAAGGAATATCCATAGTCAGATATCTTGGGCCAGATGCTTTATTTAATACTCCAGATCTTCCAGGATCTGTTAGTACACTTCCTCCAAGATTTCCCTTTTTAAGGTCTGTGTCTCCACGAACGCCTGCTGCAACTACTTGTGTAAAGTAATCATTTTCACTAAATGTTCTTGGAATTGTTGCTGGATCAAATGCTTCATTATATGGAGACTCTAATGCAAATAGTTTTTTACCTGTTTTTGAATCTTCTATAACTCTTAGTGTTTGCTCTGGGGTGTCTAAACCAACTCTTCTTCCAATTTCTGTTAAACGTTGTTCTGCAAGAGCTATGTCTTCAGTCATCATAGGCTTTACAAATACTTGTGTGCCATCTGATTTTTTATATACTCCGCCTAAATGATTTGCTTCTTCGAAGCTGAAGCCTGAAGTTTTAGATATCTTTTCTCCGTACCTAGTAACTGGCTCATCTTTAAATCTACTATTTTTTACATTTTTATCAGTTTCTGCAAAGATTTTATCTTCTTTTGTCTGTGCTTTAACAGTTGCATCATCAGGGAATAGTTCAGCAATGGTTGGTCTACCGCCAGTTGCTGGATAAAAACCTGTATCAAATCTGTAGTCCATACCAGCAATTGTTGCGTGTGCTATTGCTTTTGTAGGATTTCTTTCTACATCTAATACAGCAGTAGCTCGCATTGCTTTGGCCAATGCAGCAGTATTTGGATGCTCTCCATCTACTAAACGTTGAACACTAGCTCTATCGGTTCCTCGTGCTTTTAGTTGATCATCTGTCATAGCTAAAAGATCTTGACCAATACTACCCTTTACGGTATTTAAATAATTATTTGACCAACCTAACTCTGGAACAATATTTGCTGCTCTAAATATTTTATTTCCATCTGAATCTACAGACTCAATAAGGTGTGCTTGTTCAAGTTGAAAATAACTCTTTTTTTGTCCTGGCGTAAGTTCAATACCACGCTCTTTAAGATATTTTTCAATTGCTTCTTGTTCTTGAATTTTGTTTGGATACCCTGCTTCTTTAGCTAGATCTGATATTTTACCTGATCTTGCAGAAGTTATGCCAGATCCTCTATACCCAGTTCCAATAACTAATCTTTTTTGTATTGAGCTAGCATTAAATTTTTGTCCTGGCTGAGATTTTTGATCAAATGCTTTTATTATTTTTTCTCTACTAAGAGTTGTTTGCTCTCCTGTTTTTGGATCTGTAAAAACATATGTATCTGCTTTTTCTCCAGGAACAAACTTATCTATAAGTTTTCTAAGTCCATCTGCGCCATCTGGAGTTCTAGCGTTATACTCTCTATCAAAAAGTGTAACTTTACTTTTTTCTGTTTTATAGTGTTCTTTTATTTCATCAATAATTAATTTTTTAGTTGCTGCAGATGTTCCTTTTGCTAATAATTTTCTTGCAGCCTTTAGGTCTCCATCCTCTACTGCTTTTCTTAACTTTGTTGCAGAAACATCGTCTTCGCTACCTGGTACTCTAGGTACTTCTACTTTTTCTAAAGTGATCCCGTGTTTTTCTGCTGCTAGATCAAAAACTGTGCTTTCCATACGGTCTGAGCCAAGTAGTACTTTTACTTCTGTAATCCCTCTATTTTTTAAATCTTCCATTACAGCAAATGGATCTGTTGCAACAACTGGTGGCTTTCCTACAGATTCTTCTATTTGTCTAACTCTAGTGTCTAAAGAAACAACACCTTTTTTTGCTTTAGTTCCTGCTGATGTGTACTGTATAAATTCGGATCCTTCGGCAACGGCAAGAGATTTTCCTTGATTAGCAATATCTTCATGTGCAGTAGTAAATGGTTGGTGGGCTCCAAAGGCTACAACAGCTGTTGTGCCTTTACTAAACCCTTGAAGTTTGCCATTAACCATTGCATCAATGATTGGTTGGTATGCAGGGTTTTGTGCAACATCTCTTGGAATAACGGCTTCTCCAGGAGTAAGCATAGAAGGTACTGTATCTTTAGTACCTATTCCTGGAACATAAGTTGATCCAGTAGAGAACTTCTTTGAAGTAGGTCCCTTAAATCCTGGTGACATCATTCCTGGATTTGCTCTTGCAAATGTTAGTGCTGCTGTAGTTGCTTGTACATAAGCATTACGAAGAGCATGGACAGCGGTAGCTTCTAAGTTAAATGATTGTGTAAGTCTTGTATGGGCTTGGTTAAGAGATGCTGCTACAGTTGCTGCTTCTAGTTGTTCTGCATTTAGGTATGATGTCTGTTGAGACAATACCGTTGTATTTCCACTAAGTTTTAAGAACCCTGAACGAAGAGCAAGGAATAGTTTAATGATGTTAGCTGCACCGTTAGCAACTAAACCAAATGTCATTAATAGTGTTGGTCCAAGTATACCTACTAGTGTAGTTGCAACAACTATAAACTTTTTAGTACCGTCGCCAAGACCATCGAACTTCTTTAATATCTCTGCTGCAAATTTTATTATTGGTGTTAAAGCCTCAAGGAAAGCTTTTCCAATTGGCATAATCGAAACTTTTAAATCTTCTACAGCTTGTTTAAAGTCTACGCCTACTGCATCTTCAACTCTTTTTAATTCTCGCTCTGACATAATAGCAAGCTCTTCAACAGATGCTTCAGTTAATTTTAAAACCTTACTTGCTTGTGTTCCATCTGTAGTAATATTTTTAAATAATGTTGATAAACGAGCAAACTGGAATTTACCAAATAGTTGCTCAATTGCTCTTGAACGATTTAGTGGATCTAATGTATCTAGTGCTTTTGCAAACCCTACTACCGTACCTTGAAGATCGCCAACATTTCCTTCAACAATTCCATTAATATTTACGCCAAGATCCATAAGCATTGCTGATGCTTTTTTACTTGGATTAATTAAAGCAGCAAGTCCAGACTTTAATGCGTTAGCTCCTTCAGAGGCGTTAATTCCTCCTTCTTTCATAGCAGTTAAGAAAAATGCTAAATCTTCTACGTCTCCACCAAGTTGTTGAATTACTGGACCAGCTTTTGGAATTGCAATTGTTAAATCTTCAATAGATACAACGGTTTGGTTTTCAACTGCGTTAAGAAAATTAATTTTACCTGCAAGTTGATCAGCAGCTATTCCAAATGCATTTGTTAATGAGATCGTTGTTTCTAGTGATTGTTGTTGTTCTACACCGCCAAGTACAGCAAGTCGGGTAGCTTCAGCTACTTGAGCAGTAAGCTCTGCTCCAGTTTTACCCATTGCTGCTGCATCAGCAGCCATCTTCATTGTATCTGTAACAGCTATGCCATACTTAGTAAAACTCTTTGCAAGTGATTCTATCTCTTTAATAGCCTTGTCTGTTTCTTCAGCACTTGTAAATATGTCTCCATACACACGCTTAAATCTAATTGCTTGTTCTTCCATTTCCATAAATGTTTTAGAGGCAATGCTGCCAATGTACATTAATGGAACACTGAAACCAACCATAAGCTGACGACCAGCCCATTGTGTATTCTTACCAAAGTTAAGAAGGGATGTTGATCCTTGCTTAACTAGTTGATTAAATATTGCTTGTTTTTGTCCTGCAACTGCTGCTTGATTTCCAAAATCTTTCATATTCAAAGTTGTTGGAGTAATAGACATTGCCTTAGTTGCGCCAGATGCATCACGACCCATCTTAATATATTGGGTCTGCATCTTTCTTACACGTTCTTCTGCTACCTTGCCAATTGTGTCAAATTCTGCTCTAAACAATTTACCAAATGATTTTGTAGAAGCACCCGCATAACGGAAATACTCACGCATAGAGAGTTTGTTGTTCTCCAGTGCGTGAGTAAATGACTCCGTAGATGTTCTGACTAATCCCATTTGTGCATGGAATTGACCAGTTGCATTTATAGAATTAAGAAGGTTTGTCTGTAAACCTTTTTGTGCTGCAGCACTTGCTGCACTATTTTTTGCTATAGATGCATGAAATGTTGCTATCTGACGTTGAAGTGCTTTTAGTTCAGCTAATGCTGCTGACGAATCAATGTGTATGCCAATATTAGCATTTACATCAGCCATCAGTTACACCTCTTTTATTTAGTTATTTGCAAGTACTGTATTAAGCAAAGCGTTTGCATCTGAAAGTTTAACTCCAGAAGCTGCTTCAATAATGTTATATACAGTTGGTAAATCTAGAACTTCTTCTAATGCAGCAATGTCCTCTGCTAGTTCTGGTTTGTATTGCTTCATAGCAATCTGCACACATTCAACAAGAATGTTCATTGACTTCTCGTTGTTGTCTGCTACAGCTGCCACCTGTTCAAACTTACTCATAAATGGACGGAGCAAAGAAATCTTAAGTGGACGTACCTTAATCTTTGTACCATCAATCAGAGTTAGTTCTGTACCCTCTTGTGTATTTGCCATTTTTTATTCCTCCTATATAGGCTTAGTCAATTATAGCATAAAACGCTGCTCAGGTTAGGTTTTCGTAATCTAATCCCATGCCAATTCCAAAGCCAGCTTTTTGTGCGTTTACTCCTTGAAGTGATAAAACATCATTAGAGTCTCCAGTTTGTCCACCACTAAAGACTCTTGCTTTCATGTCTTCCCACTCTTTTTGTCCTCTGTCTTTTCCGCTTTCTGCGTCAAGGTCAACACCTTGCATAGCAGCAAGAAATTTCTTTTCTGAATAGTCTAGATCTCTTACTGCTTCTAACGTAATCATTAGTTCTGACATAGATAGAGATCTTTCTAGTTCTTCGTAATCTTTCCATATACCCAGCAAAAATACTTCAGACTCTAGTTTAGCTAAGTCTAATGTATCCCAGGTTTCCCCACTTTTTTCTGCTTGGTTCTTTACAGGTTCTTCAGATTTTTTATTTATCTTAATCCCAGCAGATATGTCTAGTACCTTATATATTGTTGGCATGTCAACATTGTCTTCTACATCTTCTACTGTTTTAGATATCTCAGGACAATATTGTTTCATGCAAACTCTTACACATTCTACAAGGGTACCAATAGCCTCATCATCATTTTTGGCATTTTTAATATCATCAAATGCCACCATGAACTCTCTAAGATACTTGATCTTAAGTGGAGATATTTCTAGCTCTGTCCCATTAAATAAATGAACATTTTCAGTCTTATATACTTTAGTTGCCATTGAACTTCTATTCTACCATAAAACAGAAAAGCCCACCTCCGAAGAGATGGGCCATGCTGCTTGCTTAATAATTAAGACAATGAGTCTCCGAAGGTACGATCAACGATCTTACCATATGAGCCAGATGCATCCTCTGGAAGTAGACGGAATGAAACTTCAAACATTGAAGCTTCGTCACGCTTTGCAGAAACTGTTACGTTCTCGATTGACAAGGCACGGTATGCTGTGTAAACACGCTCTACATCTGCAGATGTGACACAATCACCTGTTCCTGGTCCGACAGCAACAATTCCACGCTCTACTGGACATTCGCCAAGTTCACCTGCAGAAAGGTTTAATACCCGTCCTGTGTGGCTTAGCTTTGTTCCAGTTAGTTGGTCATCGCTAAAAGCAAGTGCTAGTAGCAAGTTTTCAAGTGTAGCTTCAGCAAAGGCTGTTGCAAGGTTAACTTGCATTCCTTGCTTGTAAAGCTTAGCAACGTCAAGAATCTGGTCAACTTGAACTTCACCGAAGTCAGGTTGGAACTGCATTTCAAGACCGTTCATTGTATAACCAACATTAGTATAAGCTGCATCATTTGAGAGAGTCTCTCTGAATGATACTTCGGTGCTAAATGATTCTAGTGTTGATGGGGTCAAAGTTGTGTCTGCAACGAATAGTGCAGCTGCTCCAACGATGATATTAGTTGAACTTCCACGGCTATATGACATGGTTACCTCTTTCTTATTCTAGATGAATAGATATTAAATTGTTTGGCGTTTGTTTCCTCATGATAATTATAACAGCATTTTTAAGTGTAAAACGCACCAGTAGTGTGGTAGTCATATTCAATAACTATCTTGTTTACTGCCGAAAGTCTTGCTGATGATAGCTCTAGCAAGTCTCTTGTTTCGTCAATCTGAAAAGCTTTAAATCTATGAAAAAATACATTTTTGTTGTCATCTGGTAGATTATCCTTTATCCACTTATTAACATCTTGGGCTGAAGCATCTTCACGGTCAAGGGCTTCTGAGATTACCCTAACCACATCATTTGCAGTTGTTAGGCTGCTTGAATGAATGGTATAAATGAGCTGTTCTCTTTTATGTCTGTAAAATGATTTTGGTCTATACCGAGCTAATCTATCATAAACAATTAGTAGTGGATTTACCTGCCCAGGAGCGCCTACATAGTTTCCGTATAACTCTTCTATGTTTGTAGGGGTTACTGGAACTATAGGGTCAAATTGTTCTGCCCCCGTCAAAATACCAAACTCTTCCAGCTGTGCCTGTATATACTTATTAATATACTGGGGTGGAAATCCTGTTTGAGATATTGTAGCCATGTCCTTATTATACCCCAACCCTTGCGTTAGCAATCCATTTAAATCCAGTATCTACGCCTTTTGCTCTTCCCATTCTAGATCCAGCTGCTACATTTGCTTTATAAATAATTGGCTTACTTATATAATCATACAATCCTGAAGCTCTTATAAATGATTGTTTAAAATACCCTAACATGAATTCATCAACAGCTCTTTCAAATGATCCAACAACTTCAGTACCACCTGGATTTTGAACTGTTACTTCTTTTTTAGTAAATACGGTTTCTCCATTTATATCAAATACAAGAACATCAGATCTAACTGGAGCAATTTTAACTGGAATTCCCTGTTCCATTATTCTTGCTTTATCATAAAATGGAGTATTAGAATCTCTTGAAAATGATTGTGACTGCGTAAACTTTGATTTAAAGCTAAGGCCTAAGTTACTTACTGTATAACTTAAGTCGTATAGTCTTGCCTCTGGGCTACCAGTTTGCATCCATTCATAGATATGGTGCATTGCTCTTGGATTAGATCTAGCACTTGCATCAATGTAATCATATAACGCTGTTAATACTCCGTGACCTAAGTTGTTTAAGAATACGCTTTTTCCTTTTTCAACCCCGTCTAAAAATCCAAAAGAATAATTAACTATGTTGTTCATTTGTTTTGTAAAGCTTTTAGTGTTTGTAGAAATTTTCATTAGTCACCAACGCTTTGGTTTTCAGTCCTACGCCACAGCATCTTAAAGAATTCAACATCTCCAAATGGTCCACTAAATGGATCAAAGGTTCCTAGTTCATAGATAGTTCCACGACCTGCTCTTGGCCCAGCACTTTCGGTATAAATAAGATTATCATGAATATCTCTAATATTAGTAATCAATATATTGGTTGCAGCATTTAGAGTATTTGTAGATGATGTTCTTATGTCAGACTTGCTTCGAGCAATGAGCTTATTTTCATACTGAAGGAATACTTCTGGTCTGATATCTTCAGTACCGTTTCCTCCAACAGAGGTTGCGTTACATACAATTGTTCTATCAAATACCCACTCTTTGTTTGCTTGACCATAGTCATTTTGAGTTATGATTGGATAATAAATATCAGCTCTCATAGGGTACATGAAGTCATTTTCTTCACATACTAACATTATAAAATCCCAGGACGAGTTATTGAGGTTTTGTATTTATCTAAAATCTTATCAACTAATAGGTTTCCAGTACCATCAATTAGTCGCTTATCGTATTCAATCTGGAACTGATCTGTCTCATATCTCTTGACAAACCTCTTGTAATAGTCTAGCTTTCCACACTTAATATCTTCAATAAGAATCTTTGTTGCATCTTGGATATCGTATGGTACTACCTTATATCCTGTTTCTAGTTGGAATATATAATCGGTGCCCTCGGCAAAACCAACTCCTGCAGAAATGGTTTGAACTAAACCACTATCTTCTGTATCAAAAACATTGTATGAGTCTGATGGTGCTAATGGAATTCTCGCAGGTTTTCTTTCTGCACGATTTATTTCACCTTCGTCTAGTACTGGATCTTTTGTAATTGATGTTCTATCTTTTGTAATTACATAATTAAATGATCCAAGAGCTGCTGGTGATTCTGATAAGTCATATACTAATACCGTATTCTCGTACACCTTTAAAAGTTTTTCTGTTTTTTTCCAAAGTGGCATATAGTCAGTACCCTGACCAACAACCTCTAGGTATGTTCTATTATAATAGAATCCACCAGTTACTGAGTCGATAATAAGTCTGGCTAAATTTTCATATTCTTTATACTGAGCAATTTCTGTAGCTGTGGTTCCAAGTGTTTCTGGGTCAACGTATGGTCTTTGAATATCTAAATTATCCTCTACAACAACATCTCCATAAACTATCTCAGCTCCAGAATCGGTTAGGTCTTCATAAATTGTAAGGGCATAGGATTTATCATACTTTGTAAAATCTCCAGTAAGGGAATAGGTAACTAAAGACCCAGATGTAGATGTAACAGACTCTTCAAGCTCTGTCTGCTCAGACATATCTCTAATGACTAGAATATAGTCTGTAAGGCTATCTGGAACGGTATACGATATAGATAGTGGATATGGAGCTTTACGTAGTAGTTGCATTATTTACCATAGTAACTTGCTACCTCTTCAGGAGATGCAACACGCACAGCCTTATGGGTAGACATAACTTTTGCTTGATCTTTAGACACAATATTGTATCCAATCTTGAGGTTTCCAATTTCAGACCAATGTATATTTCTTTTTGAGTATAGGGCTACTTTATCGTATTCTTCTTTAATGTTTTCTGTTATAACACTAGATGGAGTAAATGCTTCAATTGTTGAGAGTATATCAACTTTCTTTTTTGCGTCCCCCAAAGGAATACCGTTAGTTTTAGCATACGACTTTAATTCAAAAACTGTTTTATTTAATAAATTATCAATGTTCAAAGCATTCCCTCCTGACTAAATTATACCAGAATATGAAGAAGGGGGAGCAGATGTTACTCTACTCCCCCTCTAGGTTGACTACAGATTATGAATCTGAAATGTCATGGTATGCAACTGCATCTAGTTCTTCCCATTGAATACCAAAGCGGACGAATACTGTGTATTCAATTGTGTCCTTCTTTGGCTTGTATTCACGGTTAACAGTGATGTCACGTTGGAATCCCCATACACGGTTCTGTGGGAATGTCAAGTCGACATATCCTGCAGGGTAGTAAGGAACTTCCATAACATCAATGCCTAGAACACGAGTAGTGCGAGCACCACCGAATGTCTGTGCTCCGCCATCTAGGTATGATTGACGGTTTGCTGGTGTACCAGCAGCGATTGGTGAAAATGCTTCTGCGATTGCATCAGCAAGTGTACCGTTGTTCTTAACGATGCTTTGGAAAACATCTGTACCAGCATAGAACTTTAGACCAGCCTTTAGTGCACGATACTTACGTGGCAAAGCCAAGATGATATCTTGCATAGCAGCGGTTGTCCAGTTGTTGTCGCTGATAACTGTGACTGCTTCGTGAGAGTCTTCAGTTTGTACACGATTAACGAATCCGTCCATGATTGAAAGGAAGTCGCCAGTTGAGCCGTCGCCGTTAATTGCTAGATCTTCAATATCATTAGCGAAAGCGTTTGTCATAAGACGAACTAGGTGATCTTCAAGAGCACCGCCTTCAATATTGTCTTCTAGTGATTCTGTAGAAACTTCCCAGTCAAGACGAATCTTTTTGGTTGTTAGTTCTACCTTTGAGAATGTTGCGCCAGCGTTTGTGTAGTTTGGGCTACCTTGAGCAGCAGCACGGATTACACGCTCTCCAACGTTAACCTTCTCGATTTCCATTGTGTTTGCTCGCATTGTAACTTTACGACCATCTTTGGCGAGAACTGTTCCATCCCACACGTAGTCGATGAAGCGACGAGCTTGCTCTGGTGCTAAAATACCACCTGATGTTCCAGTTGGATTAACAGCGTTAGGTCCAGTTGTGACACCGAAGTTAGCTGTTGCTGTGTTACCGAGTGATGTAGCTGGATCTACGTTACCATTTGCATCACGGGCAGTTGCACCACCAATACCACCAGATACTGTTGCGCCTTGAGAGTTAATCTCTGCTCCGCTGCCACCAGATCCTGGGTAGTTCTTTTCTATATTTGTTTCTTGTTCCGACATATTGTTCACCTCCTAGTGATTTTATATCTTAGTTGAATAGGTCGGTTGATGTGAGGAAACGACCGCCCCATAGGGATTTTTGAACCTTAAGTGGTTCGAACTGTACGATCTCGCCTAGATCGCCAGACTTGCGGAAAGCTGTGTCTGCTACTACGTCATCCACTCGCTTGCCAAACTCATCAAATGTTCCCTTAACTTCCTTAACCTCACTAGTTACGGATTCAAGAGACTTACTTAGTGTCATAATCTGCTCATGTAAAGATTTTACAGTTGAAGCGAGATCGCCAAAGGCATTAGTTAGAGAATCCTTAATGTCTGAAACTGCTTTAGCAATTTCTTCATTAGATGCTGTTGCATTTGCATCAAGGCTATCTGCCTTGTCTGCAGTATTCTCTACAGTCTCAGCTGCAGGTGCAACTGGAGACTCTGCACTACCATCAGATGATTCTACAGCAAGAGCTTTTTCAGCTGCTGGTGCTTCCTCAACTACTGCAGGTGTTTCTTGAACAACTGCTGGCTGTGCCTCTGGAGTAACCTCAACTTCTTCAACTGCAGATTCGACTGCTACTTCTGTTGCTTCTGTCATTGGATTTACCTCCTTAGTAATCTTAATTGTACTAATGCCTTTAGCACTATCAACTAAGAACTTTATCATATTTGCTTTTTCTAAATCATCTTTTTCAACAAAACCAATGTTCTTCATTTCTTGTCCAGTTGCAGGACTTACTTGTGTCTCTTCTTCAGAAACAATAACTAATCCAGACTCTTTGTCATAGAATACATTTTCTAAAACAGTGTTATCTGCTTTAATCATATCTACACCATCAACCTTCTCAACTGACATAATGCTAGCAAATTGGTTTGCTGGACTATCAACAAGAGATAGCTCAATAAGGTCATAGTCCTTGATAATTCTAATTTGCTTTTCCATTGTATCATCATATGCGTCATCCCACTTGTTCATTCGTCCCCCGATTGAAAAACCAGTGTATGTACCATCAAGAACTTTTTCCCAAGCATCTTGGGCACCCTTAGAAATATAGGTAGAGACGTATACTCCCTTATAAAACTTCTTTGATTCTGGATCAAAATATTTTTCTTCTTTAAATGAGATCATTTTGCCAACAGCAGATGGTTGGTGCATTTCTCTAATGTTCCCACGAAATTTTGCAAAAGCACTCATGCTAGCTTCGGTAGTTACAATGTCCATTTGTTTGTCAACATTGTCTAGAGAGGCAAAACCTGAAACAAGTCTTCGTTCTTGATCTACCTTGCCAAAAGGCATTGATAGACGAACGTTGTCTCCGTCGGTAACCCAGGAAGCTTTATTTATATTCATAGCTTATCTATTATACCAAACATTTATGAGTTTTCTCAATTATTGAGATGATCTTCCTTCACCTTTAGGATTTCTTCCAGCAATAGTTGCTGGGCCATCTGACTGGTTATTGACTCTTTCTGTATCCCGTTGACGATTTGAAGTTGCATTTGATTGAGCATCATTTGCTTGTCCTGGAGACATTACAAAAGGTGTATCTCCGTCTTTAGTTTGTGGAAGATCAAGAGCTTCTCTAGCCTCATTTGGCATCATGATCTGAGTCTTAACAAGACGTTCAAGAATTTGAGATTGAGCAATTTCATCTGTAAGAGTTAGCTCATTAAACCTTAACTCTAGAATATCTGTTTTTTCTTTGATGATCTTATTGATAATCTTTTCAAGATGATGTTGTGCTGGTCGTGAAACTTGTTCTTTGAATGTGCGATCTTGAGACAAAGCTGCTGCGATACCAGAGTCAGAGCCACCAAGTTTAGAAATTGGAACCTGATGGGCAATTAGGATATCATCACGATTTTGCTTTCTATATTCTTTAAATGATCCGTCTTGAATACCATTTTCAATTGGCTCCATCTTAAACTCAACCTTGTTTTGATCTGTATCGCCAGGAAGTGGTATATACAAAGTTCTATGGGATTGAGATTTTAGTCCAGTCTGCAAGAATCTAAACATATTATCTTCTGCATCTGCACTTAGCTTGGCACCCTTTAGAGTGATGATATATCGTGGTACCGCTTTATTTTCAAAGTAGTCAATATTGTATTGTGATGCTAACTTGTCACCAATCAAAGATGGGAAAGCAGCAACAATGTCTGGTACACCATAAAATGTATTCAATGGTGAGTATTGCTTTAAATGAATAATCTCATTTGGTCTAGTATCTACAGTAACTGGGTTCTGGTTCTTAGCCCCAAAGTTTCTAAAGTAAACTACTTGCTGACCAATAATCTGAAGGAAGCCATCGTTTAGTCTACGAACACGAACAGTGGTCGCTGGAATATGACCTAGGTATCCGATGTCGCCTTCAACAGTTCTTCCTATTTCAATGAAACCATTTCCTGTTGCCTCTAAGTCTATATAAACCTTTTCCATAGTCTTTGTAAATGAGTCATCATCATTTAAATTCTCTAGCCAATCACGAAGTTCAATCTTCATGCGCTCAATTCTCTTGCGAGCACGAGAAGAGGCTTGCTCATCACTTGAAGTTTCAAGGCGCAAAGATGTTCTGTCTGAAATATCAAAACGGTATCCAAGACCTACAACATTTTCTACCTTAGCATCAATAGCAGCATGGTTAGCAAAAGATGTATCGTAAAAGTTTGCTAGCTCATACATGTTATATGGTGGAGTAATAATATCAAATAGACCATATCCATTTCGGTATACTGTTCCAGGATTAATACCCTTTGTTCCAGTACCATCTATTCCAGATGTCTGAGCAT